TGTCAATGAGGATCCCGGCCTTGAGTAGCTGATTGGTGAGGCTGCCCCACGCGTTGTGGTGATGAGGCCTGATGCCGGCGTCTTCGCAGACGCGACGGAACTCCTCGGCTAGGCACTCGGTGCCGGCAAGGCGCTCAAGGATGACGGCCTTGGCTTGCTCGATGAACTCTGGGCCGGCATTGCCGCCGACCGTGGCGATGGCGTGATCCTTGGCAGCCTCGCTAGCGCTAGCGGAAAAGTCAAAGAGGGGCCCGAGGCTCACCATGCAGCCTCCTGCAGCAGCGGGTTGCTCACCTGCGGTTCAGGCGGCAGCACCAGCTGGCCGGGCACCGGCTGCGGGTTGAACACATGCGGGCGCTGCATCCGCTCTGGCAAATCGGCCTTGAGGCCCCAATCGACGTTGGCGCGGCCGTTCTCATTGCGGAACACGTAGTTCAGCAGCTGCAGGTCCAGCGGCACATCCTCTGGCGGGTTGGGATCAAGGCGGCGCTGGCCTGCGGCATACAGCCACACCTCACGGGTCAGCTCCTGCTTGGCCCGCTCGGGGAAGGTCATCCAGGCCAAGGCCATGGCGGTGGAGTCCCATGGCTTGAAGCGCGGCAGCGTGCGGCTCAAGGCCTGCAGCACGTCCGCAAACTCCTGTTCGGTGATCATGCGGCCTCCTGCTCGGTGGAGAACATGGCGAGGAACTTGTCCCGCTCGATGCGGTCGCGGGTGATCGAGTCCACGTAACCACCAGGCTGCCCTGAGTTAGCCCTAGCTGCAGGTGGCTCAAAAACATCGCCCCAGCCGCTCGCTATGGCCCGCTCAAGGGCCTCGCGCCGCTGTTCAGGGGTCCACCCACGCAACTTGCCGCAAACGCGCTTCCAGACGCCCTCAGAGCGCGTTCCCTTTTTGACCGCCCAAAACTCCGGCAGCAGCTGCTGGCAATCGAGCAGGTCAGCCGGCACCAGATCAGCGCTGATGACCTTGGCGCTGTAGGGCGTGGCCTCGCGCACGCGCACGCGTGTCTTGGTTTTATTGGTTTTGGTTGTTAATTCTTCTTCTAAAGAAGAAGAATAAGAAGTAGAGGGAGACCCGGCTGCGCTCGGTTCTCCCAGAGTAACCGGCTTGTCAAGCGTTTCTAACGCTTTTGATGCCGTCTGCTCAATGAGCAAGCTGCAGAACGCAGGTAGTGACAAGGCTTTGGGCTTGTATTTCAAGATGTGGTCATGCAGCTCTGGCGAAAGCCTCATCTCAATGCGTGGCACGGCGTTTTCCGGTGTTTAACGGCATTTCCCGGCGTTTTGCCGGTATTCACCGGCGTTTGCCGGTGCGTGAGCAGGAAGCTAGCGGCTACTAGCCGCAGTGACAAGGCATATCTGCGCTAGTCACCGAGTCCCTTGCGACCCGCTGCAGGACTGCTGCGCCAGCGCATGAAAAAGGCCCCTTGCGGGGCGGTGTCTTAGGTGCCTTGGCCAGGCCACCGCTTCTTGATCGGCGGCGAAGCCGGCAGGTCGCCAATGGCCACCTCCAGCAGGTGGGCCGCAAGGTTGCTGATCGAGCGGCCTTGATGGTTGCTTTGTTCGATGAGGTGCTCAGCAACGTGAAACGAGACGGTGATCGTCAGCCGCTGAGGGCGGCGGGACACTAGAGCGAGGTTTGCGGTCATGATCGGAACATGCGGGCTAGTCGTCGCAGGGTGGGACTAGCTCGTATCAAAACCATAGACTGCGCTAGCGCGAAGTTATGACATTGAGGCGGATCTGCTGCGCGTCAAGACAGAAAAAAGCCCTAGGGGCATTCCCTAGGGCCAATGGCAAGACGGCTTGCGACTGCTGATCAGATCAACTTGGTGGCCTGCTCCAGCTCCGCCAGCGCAAAGCGCAGGTGATGCTCAAAGCGCTGTAGCGGCTCGACAAGCGCCGCAGGCAGGTCGTAGAACGCTTGCGCCTGCTCCAGGCACGCAAGAGCACTCAGGACGCCGGCCCCGAGGTTTTCGTAGGCCAATCCTTCGCTGCTGAGCAGCTCCAGCAGCGTGCTGCGGCTGATGGGCTGGGCGGTCAGATCTGAAATCGCAGTGTTCATGCGGCTTTAGGGCTGTGGTTTCAGGCCAAGCAGCTCTGGCGCGGCTAGGCCTGTAGCCCCAGAATAGCCTGGAGCGAATTGAACAATGACGACGGCGATCTATGCCCGCGTCAGCACGGAAAGCGAAGACCAGACCCACGCGTTAGAGCAGCAGCTCAGCCGCCTGCGGGAGCACGCCGCCCAGCTTGGTGAGCCGGTGGTGGAGTTTGTGGATGTGGCGTCTGGCACCCGTGACGACCGGCCTGAGCTGAAGCGGTTGCTGGAGTGCTGCGGCGCAGGACTGCTGAGCACGGTGCTCTGCACGCGCATGGATCGCATGAGCCGCTCGACGGTTCATGGCGGCAAGCTGCTGCGCTTGTTCAATCAAGAGAACTGGCCCAACCTGATCTGCCTCGATCAGTCGATTGATCTGTCCACGGCGATGGGGCGCTTCTACGCCAACCTGCTGATGGGTATGGCGCAGATGGAATCGGAGCTGATCGGTGAACGGGTGCATTACGGGCAGTTGTATGCCCGCAAGCAGCTCAAGCCCCAGGCCGGCAAACCACCGTTTGGCTACCGCTACACCGAGGGAAAGCTCAACTACGAACCCGATCCAGACACGGCACCGGTGGCTCGGCAAATCGTGGAGCACTTCTTGCAGAGCGGCAGCCTGCGCGATGCCTTCGACTACCAATACAAGGAATGCGGCAAAGCGTTTCGCAGCCTGGAAGGGCTGCGGCGCTGGCTGCTGAATCCGGCCATTGCGGGCAGCCGCGTGTATGGCACGTTTCGCTGGAAGATAGACCCTGATGGCAACAAGAACCGACTACTGAACAAGCCGGGGCAGGTGGATGAGATCCACCCGCATGCCCATGAAGGTCTGATCAGTCACGAGGAGCAGGTTGAGATTGAGCAGGTGATGCAGTCCCTGCGGGTGCGCTCGGCAACGCCGATTCGGAAACGCCGCAGCCGGGTGCTGACCGGCTTGGTGTTTTGTGGTGACTGCGGTGGGTTGATGCACTACCACCAACCGCGCAAGCCAGGACCGACCTATTTGCGCTGCACCCATGAGGTGTGTCCGATTCGCCCACACAAAGGGATCAAGGAAGAGGTGGTGATGCAGCGGGTGCTGGACCGGCTATGGGAAAAGCGGGAAGTGCTGGCCTACGGCAGCGTGGTGGATGAACTGCGGCTGAAGCAACAGCTCAGCCCGGAGATCAAGCAGCTGCAAGCGCAGATCAGTGACCTGCGGTTGCTGGACGATGCGGACCTGGCGGAAGTGATCGAGCGCAAGGAGCAACGGCTCAACATGCTGTTGCAGGACTGCGTGAGTGATGGCGGCAGCCGCTTCACGCTGTCCGACGCACTGGAAGCGATGGATCAACCGGAGGTCTGGGCTGAGATGACCAAGACGCCAGAGCAAATGCGGCGGCTGGTGTCGCAGTGGGTGGATCGGGTGGTGGTGAGCGGCGGAGCGGTGCAGGAAGTGCGATTAAGGGCCGGGGAGCCGGCTGCCCATCCTTAGGGTTAGGCTAGCCGCTAGCGAAGCTTCTCCTTTGGAACACGACCGCTACCAGCACCCTTCCCTAGTCAGCCGCCAGCGCTTTGGCCGCACGCTCACGGCTTGGTGCAACCGCAACGGCTGGATCCACAGCACGCTGCATGAGTGGGGCGAGCAGGCCGGCTTTCCAGCCGTGCGTGACTCCAGCTTCAACAAGCTGCAAAACGCCAAGACAGAGCAGCCGCAGCCGCTCACCTTCATTCAGCTAGCGCTAGCCAATGCCCGCGTAGCGGAAGGGGACTACAGCGGCGTCAGCGACCGGCGCCTGAAAGATCGGCTCAAGGAATCACAGCCGATCACGCATGCCAATGGCACCCCGTGGCGAGCAACGGATTTCTTCTCGCACTTTGTCGGCGAGCTGGAGGCACCAGATTGGCTGCAACTGCCAGAACCCTTGACCAAGCAGCAGGCCGAGGCCTTGAGTGCGCAGCATCAGGAACGCTTTGAAGCGATCA